ATTAAATGTCAAAGCAGCCGTAAGGGGTCTTTGTTGTTTTGTCCATGTCTGTTCTACGCTTGTACTTGCTACATTTGTTGTGGCCCCAGTAAATCCTAAATTAACTATTGCTGCTGGTTTGTCGGTTAAATCGGAAAGGTTACTTGCCTTGTTGGATTTAGTAGCAATAGCTGTTTCAATTAATCCAAACTCCGTATGAAATTCATCGGCATCCACAACCTTCAATGCGGCACTATCGGCTAGTGCATTTTTTGTGGACCATTTATCGTCATAAGCGTAATCAGTCATTTTTTAACTCCCTGAAGTATATCTTGCTTGTCCATATAGTGATCTATAGTCTCCGTATAATGCTGCATCATCGGAATCGAATGGTGATCTCGTATCTTGATTTTTATCGGAAAGGTACATAAATAACTTTTGTTGTTTCCAAGTATGTTGTCTGCCCTTGGGAAACGGCCTCACTAAAGGTTTAGTTGCTCCTCTCCTCATGACAATCTTTTCTCCATAGACCATCTACCGATATTACGTTTACTATCTTCCTTAGAGATTGTTTTACGTTTGGGAGTCTTTCTAAATCCTCCGGCCTTTCTCATCTTTATCGGTTTCATAAAATAACCCCATGTTCTCTATTTCTTTTGGCTACTAAATCAAGTAACTTCTGGCGTTCCGCATCCCAAACAGCTTTAAGAGTTTTCTTGTCTACTTTTGGATTATCATCTATCTTACGTTTTATTGATCCCTTAGGTACAGGTAAAGCGGAAGTCTTGGGCAAACTATGTTTATCCGGAGGTGTAAATAGACCGCCTTTGGGTATCTTGAGAGCTTTAGTATTAAATTCCTTAACTTTATCGTGTGTTTTATTCTTTGGTTCTTTCCCTGTAGCTACTTCGGGTTTAGAAAATTCCTTGTCCACTATGGGATCAACCTCGTCTACCTTAAGAAGTTGATCCATAATGTTCTCCAGACTTTCTACGTCCTCATCGAACTCTTCCTTTTCCTCTCCGAAATCTATATCGTTATTGTCAAGGAAGGACTGAATATCGCTGACAGTAGCACCCGGATTAGCTGCTTTGTAGACTTTGGTAAGCATATCTCTATAGAGGCTCTTTATTCTATTTTTGATTTTATCCAGTTCCATATTGTACGATGAACCGGATAAAAGCTCCTCCATAGTCATTACTTTAGCCACATTAATAAACTCCAAGTAAGAGGGGACCTCTAAGGATTAAAAGTCCCCTCTGTTTTACTTAGGCTGCTGGAACCGCGAAAGCAACTCCGGCATCGTTACGCAACTCGCCGACACCATAGATCGTATCGGAAGTAAACAGGTCACCAAGGTATTCCTGTTTGTATTGCGTCTGGGAACGAACTCCCATTTGCTCCACAAGAGCAACTGCATCTTTGTGTATCATCAAACCGATACGCACAGCTACAGAGTTAGTGGTGGTTACGGCAGGGCAGTTAGTGGAGACAAATACGTCCATGCCGTAAATCTGTCCAATTTTACCCGTCTTGATAGCATTACCATCACCGATATATGCTTGTTCAGTAAAGCGATTAAGAGCAAGCATATCGCTCATGCAGATCGGAGGGATAACCATGCACCGATTATCGGAAGGGACATCGGCGTTATCCAGAAGCAGCATCATTGCGCGGATACCTGCATCTGTAATATCGGCAGCGTTAGAAGTACCACCTACGAAATCCGTAGTACCGTCACTACCAATCTTTGCCTTCTCCCACAAAGACGTTCCGGAACCACCTACAGTACCACCCTGAAGACCCTCCATGATAGTAAAGAGATCAGTATCCACCTGTGCAGCCAGAGCATAACCAGCATCGTCGGTATAGAAACGACGGAGTGACTGAAGTGCCTGAACTTCCACAATGTCCTCAATCACTACAGAATATTCGTAGTGCTTGTCGATGCTCAAGTTGGTTACTCCATGAGTATCACCCTGCAACGTGACTTGAGTGTTAGCGGCCTTTGCATTAGCCGACCCACGGGTAGGAGTAGGGATATGAATCGTGTCCCCTTTCTTACCGTTATGATTGATACGGGTTACGTTATTACCCAGCACCAAGTTCTTTTTGTACCCGGCTATGACCTCATCGGACCATAGTTCGGGAATAAAATTAGCAGCCGTTGTAGTGGTCTGCTGTCCTGTACCCAAAGCCATTTTATTTCTCCTTTAGCTCTTTATAGGTTATTTGACTCGACCATCAGCGTATGCAGATAAAATTTCGTCCTGTAAATCTTCATACCTCTGAGGGTTCGTTGTTTTAAGCCTGATTAGATCAGCCCTACGGTAGATTTTTTTACCTGCTGTGGATTCGGAAGAACCTCCGGATACGGCTTTTCCTGTCCTTAATGCCTCACTCCGCTTCATAGCTTTTTGTTCCTCTGCCTTTGCGGTATTCGTAATTAATGATCGTTCCTTCCAATTTCCCATGAGTTCCATTGCGGAATTTAGATCATAATTATGAGCGTGGACATAAAGTTGGGTCCGTATGGGACTCTCCTTAACCCACTCCTGAAACTTAGGGTCTGCTACGACTTCTAAGTAATCGGGATGCGCTGCTTCAAGTTGACGAGTTGTAGCTTGAGCCGATTGGGCTTTCTGCTGCTCCTCAAACTCCCGAAACTTTGGATGATTTTCAATGGCTTTACTAACGGCTGCGTTAGGGTCATCAAAAAAATCAACCTCTTCTTCTTCAGCGGTTTCGGTTTGAGTGGTAACTTGTTGTTTCAGAATTTGATCGGTTAATTGTCGTAACTCTCCAATTTCCTGACCCTTTCGACCCAGTTCCTTTTCGAGATTTTCATAGGAAGAGACAATTTCCGTAACTGATTTCCCTTTAAACTTATTCGGTAATTCAGGTTCTTCTGACTCAGGTTGTACCTCCGTTGGAGATGCCTCAGTAATATCTGAATACTGTTTAGCTTCTTCCGGTGTTTCAATTTGTTCTTCTACAACTACACTACTCATAATGCTAACCTCCGTCTATAAAGATTATGGAGTTGATAAAATGTTGGGATTAGATTATTCTAATTGGTCCAACGCTAATTTGGTGGTTTCCTCTAAATTAATAATCATATTTAGAATATCCACCTGACCTCTTCTGAGGTATAAAGTTTTTTCGTCTTCTATAGTCTGTATGTTTTCTAAAGATTGAGCCATTTGAGTTAATTCTTCAGTGAAGAGACTCCAAGCCTCTGAAGAAAACAAGTCTATTCGTTTTTCTAAAAATTCTTTATCGTTCATTTTTTTGTGGTGGTAATACTTTATCAAAAGAGGGACTACATTCACATTCAGGACCGCACTCGCAACCTATTCTTCCACACTTAACACAGATTACGGGTTCATCCTCGTCCTCTAAAAATGGGTGACTATATGCACTCATAAATTCCATTGCCCTTACACATACTAAACCAAACATCTACAATAAAGAAAAAACTAGCATAGTTAAACCAGCCATTAGCTACCTCCCTTTCCAGCCATACGAGCTTTAGCAAGATTAAGAATTGTCTCTGATTGAAGATGTTCCACTTCGGGAATATTCCGCATAGTTTCCGACTGTACGTTTTCTGAATCGGTACGGAGTTTTTCGATCTTAGCCATCTTTTCGGCCATCTCCATTTGTTCCTTAATAAGAGTATTTTCGGAAGTCTTGTCCTGAACTTCGCTTTGGAACTTAGCTGCATGAGCAAAATCCTTCATAGCCGCTGCTTCGGTTTCTTTAATTTCCGCTTGAGCTTTCTGAAGTTCCATTTGCTGTGCCATCTGCTGCAACTGCTGTTGTTGCGGATCGGGTTGCATTGTCTGTGCAATAGCCATCTTCATTTCCTCACGATTAGACAATGAACTGTTCTCAAAAATAGACATAAGCAATAAAGCAAACGGAGGGGTCCCTTGTTGTGTCATGGAGAGCAACTGAATCATTTGTGTCATCTCCAGTTCCTTTGCCATAATACCCATAGAGGAGTAAGCAAGAAACTTATAGTCTCCGGCAGGGTAACGCTCCGGATAAAATTGAATGTATCTCCATGCTGCCTTTTCGATCAGAGGGATCAGGAAGTTTTCCTGAAAGTTCATTATGGTACGCTTCTGACGTTTGATTGACGCTGCCTGAAGCATGGACATACCGGATGCGGTAGAGTTTCTTGGATTAGCAAAGTTACTGTTTGCTGAATCCATAGCTCCAGTACCCATCTGTACCATACGCTCAAGTTCGGCTGCTTCGGTAAAGGTACTCTGAGAAAGAGAACCAAAGTTCAAAGGGTACAGGGTTGTACGGGGATCACCGTTAGTCAGGATAGTTTTTCCTGCCTTGACTTCAAACTTAACTCCCCTTGGTAGTCTCGTAGCGTCCACACCCATCATTGGATGCGTAGTAAGGGCCAGAGCGTCTATCCTTGCTCTCAGTTCAGCATCAAGAGCTTTTTGTGGATTATACCCCTTTTCTGCAATACCTCTACCCCAGAACTTGTTTGGTACACGATCATGCTGGTAAGCTACAAAGGGACGATCCCCCATCATATAGGGATTTTTTGCTGCCTTAAGGACTACTCCATCATTAGCTATGACCACTACGGCCTCTACGAGTTCATCCTCATCGTAATCAAACTGTTCCCCTATGGATTCATCACCGTCCTCTAGGAACTTTACCGGGACCCTACCCCAATATTCAGTAATCTTTACCTTATCGTCGTCTGTGGAGACACTGCTATTTTCCTCATCAAATCCAAAATCTGCTTTATCATAGCTTCCAATGGGTTTATCCTCATAAATACCTTCCTTGATGGACTCCATGATTTCGTATTTAGGTTTGATTACGATCTG